CATTAGGGTCTTGATTAAACTTAAACTGTAATCCAGCTGGAACATTTGGAGAAGTAGATTGTGGCAACCCAATATTAGGAGGGGATAGTAAGGCATTTGCACCGAGTGTACCAGCGCCGATTACTTGCGCTTTTTCTAATGGGGATAAACTACTCCACATACCTTTTCCACTACCTGCTTGATTCCACGCATTACTTGCGCCATCACTTGCACTTAATGGCTTTGATGCCGCCTGGCTTGAGTAGGGGACATCATTTGTATAGTCAGGCATTCCAGACGTAGAAGGTGAGGCATTGGCTTGCAATGCATCTTGAGGAGTCATCCCCATTTGGTCAACTAAATTTGATGCACTTGTTTGTGGCAATGCATCTGGTATTCCTTGCGTAACTTGAGGCAATGCATCTGCCGTTGCAGCCGTTGTTGTAGTTGCTCCATTTCCAGCTGCATTAGCCGCAGCATCTGCTCCACCAAAATATCCACCAAGTCCACCACCAATACCACCCATTAACGCAGCTTTACCAACATCTTGACCAGTAGCTGCTGCTGTAGCGCCGCTTAATCCAGCTCCAGTTAAACCAGTAGCAAGGGCGGCTCCACCAGCAGTAGCCATCATTCCCTCACCAAATATTACTGGCGCTAATTCAGGCGCAGCTACACCAGCAGCAATCATTAAGCCTGTATCTAAAAGTTGATTTCCTGAGCCACCAGCCATAATATCTCCTTACAATTATCTTGATTTTACCACTTAAACTGTTGTCCCACTAGCGTTTTTCCATACAGTTCCGTTATACCAAATAGGAATACCTAGGGTAGTGTCAAAGTATTGTTGCCCTACTTGTACCTGTAATGTCGGTCTATTCGCCGTGGTTCCACTAGCAGGCTTTATTAAACCACCCACTGCATTATCTACTTGGTTAAAATATAACCCTAGAATACGCTCAAACTCATCCATAAACAACTTATTGTATTCAAGCGGAGCAGCAGGTAGCCGAGGATTTTTTGTTGGGATAAGCGCCATCACCTTTTCCCGTCTGGTTTAATATCTAGTCTTGGAACACCTAATTGCCATTGAACACCTACATCCGATGAGGACACTACTAATGACATTTGACGACCACGAATTCTACAATACGCATATTGCGTAAACTGTTGCACTTCATAGGTACTTTGACCTACATAATTCTGTCTGCTAGTTACTACCGGCAAATCTGAGCTACCATATGAAGAGCCAGGGTTTTGTCTTGGCAACACTGTAAATGTGACTTTTGGATTGTTAACTGTAGAGCCATTGAAACTAATATCCGGTATCATGCGCCATACAAAACCAAAGTTATGCCCGTCCCCAATGTCAAAGTCGGATGACTGAATATAAGAATCAAGTGCTACTGGTGGGTTTGCTGTGCCATTATCAACAGCGCTCTCGTGATAAATAATACCTGATTGAACTACGCCAATATCAGCCACGGTTACACCAGAATTATGCACCGATGCTACTGTACCATAAGCACCTCTTGAGCATCCCAGTAAAGATGTTTGGGTTGAGCTTGTATAAATGATCCGTTCTGCTTCAATTTCTGCTACCCCAGATGAAGGGAAATTACCTTTGTTTGCAATATATATTGTCGTATCTGTCAACCCAACTGCTTGTGTAAGCGTTGTTACTGGAGCGTATCCTACTGCCGTTGGATATCCTCTAAGTGGTGTGTCAGACCAAGCAGTTCTAGTTAAATTACCATAATACCAAGTTTGCTCTAAATGGTTATAAATTACATACTTATCAATAACAAGTGAATTAGCAGAACAGTAATACCACCACACCTCATTAAAACCCTCATTTACCCCAGCAAAGAACTGATAAGACTGAGATTGATTTATGTCTTGATATACATATTCTCTAACGGTACATGGTAGGGTTTGCACTTGTCCAGAATACATGAAGAACTTATCTTTACCCATCCAGTAAGTAACGTTGTTAACCGCTACTGCAACGTTAGGACCCATAATAGAAATATTGTCGCCAAGAATATTAAAGCCCCATACATACGGCGCACCTAGGTATTGCATAGAATATATTGCAACATCAGTAAATACTACGATTTCTTGACGGGTTTGCACCGCAGTAATAATCTGTGAACCACGACTTAATCTATAATTACCAGCTTGATTTGTAATTTGCGGATACCATACAGTAAGATTATTTTGGTCAGACCAACTAATTAACATTGGATCTTGAATACCGTTGCCTAGTGTATCTGTACCAAATGCAATAACAAAACGACTAGCATCGGACACCATAACAAAATTACAAATAGTAGGGCATGCAGCCGTACCAGCATCTGTTCTCCAATACGCAATAGTATTTTGAGTGTTTGTGTTAGTTGGGGATAAAACTTGCCCCACGTTATAGATGTTGGGGTTTGTATCTACAACCCAGTAATAGATAGGTCCACCACGAGGATTAAATACTAAATTCTGTCCGTAGTTTGCTTGACTCCATAAACGTAATTGAGACCCAATACCTAACCCAGCAGGAGCGGAACTTCCCCATCCTGTACTAGAGTATCCGATGTTAACTCCACCCCATCCGCCAGCACCCCACCCAGCATTTTGTGTATATGTCGCGCTACCCGATGTAATTTGATATGTTGCAATTGTAGAACCGCCACCATTTCCAGTATCGCTTGAATTGGCTATAACTGAAACTGTTATTGAATATTGGGATGAAGAAATGTAGGTAACTTGATACCCTTGAGCTTGATTTAAAATCGCCCCAGTTACATTACCACCTAGCGTAACGGCCCCCGTAAAGGACACAAAGTCACCAGACTGCGCATTATGTCCACTTTGAGTAACAATAAGAACAGAAGAGCCATTGGTCGCAGCAAAAGTAGCAGCACCAGCAGATGACACCGCGCGAATGGGAGTAATATCATAAATAACACCACCAGTACCTTGCTGAATATAAATCTTTTGATTAGTGCCAATGCCTAAGTAGTTATACCCATTTAGCCCAATCCAGTTTTTTAATGAGCGAGCTACACCAACATAAGAATTACCTGTGCTTACTTGACCGCCATCTAATGTCCATCCACCAATTTTTTCTACTTGTCCAGAACGAAACCTAATTTTATCGCCCGCATACCATCCACCTTCGTTAGCAAGAGTTGTGCCTTCTCTATTTACTCCGGGGCGCATGACAAGTTTTTGTAACATTTAAGCCACCATTTTAAGTGCGTTAATCTCTACTAGTTCAGCCCTATTAATCCAACCATGTTCATATGTTGGATTAGCTAAACTTTTATAGTACTTTTCTTTAGTATCTGTAAAACGCTCAATTAATTGTTTAATAGGCATCGACTTTAAAGTGGACATGCTTATAGGGCCTAATACACCATCAATTTTCTCACCTATACATTCTTGTAGTAATTTTATTGCCCTACCCGGACCAGCATTAATAGCAAAGTCAAACATCATATAATCAACACCAGCAGGCAAATCATCGCCACGCACAGCGTCCCAATATTTTCTTTTATATAGCGGTGAAATCTTTTCTGGAGTTAACGCTCTCATATCATTCCAAGTAACAGGATGCCCAACATAAGTTTCCCATGCCGCCTGTGTCACGCCGAGATTTGTGCAGCCTGCCCTACCATCTGGTAGTTTATTCCCAGCATCATGCGGGTCAGATTGAAACCCAGCTTCAGATTTAAGCACGGATGCTAAAGCTTGTTCAAAGTTGTTTATCATTATTTATCATTTGTTGGGGTTGATTTCCAAAGCATAGCGTCTTTAGCCTGAGAGCCATTGCTAGACCCAAAATAGAAAGCTACTACTTGCTCTGCCTTAGCAGATAAATACCCAACTAGTGTGCCAGCCATTGCAGTTTCAATCTTAGAATAGCCCATCAAAGTTCCGACTACAACAGCGATAAAAGAGGAGACAATAATAATCGCTAAAGTAGGAACTAAAGCAGACTTAACTTGAGACTGCATATCACGAGCAGATTTACGGTCATCTGTAGCTAACTTTTCAAAGTTTAATCCTAGTTCTTGTGTTTGTTTTTGAAACTCAATCTCGGCAATCTTAATCTGCGCTATTTGATCCGAAGTCATCTTGCCGCTATCAATAGTATTCTGCACATCTTTTTCGTCAACACCCAATACTTTAGATATGGCGGATACGGCTAACCCTGCAAGGGGTCCACCAAGTGCTGTTGCTATTGTAGGTGCTACTTGTTCTAACCAAGACATATTTTATCCTTATGCTGTTCTATTCCACATATAAACAACTATGTAGGGTTGTAAGTTTGCGTTTGTTGCACTAACACCTGTTGATGTATTTGTTGTTGCTACTGTAATGCCTGTAACTGCTGATGAAGTATTTACATCTACTACTGAACTACACCCATACCAACCGACATATGGACCAGGATTATTCGCGCTTACTGGAGTATGTAAACCTGCATGGGAATGCCCAGGATCAGTTACTGTAGATGTCGCAGTATGGGTATGTGATACAACTACCGCATCAGCAGAACCACCTGTTGCTCCTGCCATAAAGGAACTTCCATCTTGACCTATCATCACACAACCTGCGCCAAATGCTGTCCATGTACCAAAGCCGAATAAAGTATTAGGGTTTGTACTAACTGTTGATGTATAAATAGAACCAACAGGGTATAAAGTTTGAATAGCAGTTTGCACAAATGCTGTGGTTGCGATTGCAGTTGTATTATCACCTACTGCTTTAGTAGTTGAGTTTGTTGCGTTTGTTGCGTTTGTAACATTTGTTTGTGAAGCGTAGAAGTTTGTTCCGTCGCCATAAACTGAAACTGTTTGACCACTAGGAATAACAATACCAGAGCCAGTAGCATATTTAATCTGAATACTTTGCCCGCCAGTAGTATTATTTTTAACAATGTAGACTTTACTTGCTGATGCTGGGGCAATAACATTGCGTGTAGCCGTTAGACTTCCGGAGCTTGTCACTACCAATACAGCACTTCTTGATTGGTCTACTGAGCCATTATTTGCGGTTAAAGTAATATCGGCATCGGTTGGAAAGTTGACTACTGGATATGTGCCACCAATATAAGGGCCACCGGATACACCAGCAATGGCTTGTTCTATGATTGTACCTAAACTACCATTGGTTGTAGCGCCCCAGTTACCGGCTTGGTCGCCCGTGCCAATCAATTCAGTTCGTAGGTTTGTTGAGTATGTTGATGACATAATTATCCTTGAGTATTATCGACTGGAACCCAGTTTGTTGCCTCTGTATTGTTTACAGGAGTCCACGTATTTGATGCGGTGTTATTTACTAAGTTCCAAGTAACAGCTTGATTATCGTTAATTTTAATCCATCCTGACACAAATTGCGAGTCTAGCATTGTTACTATTTCGTTAATGCTTTGCAAGAAAGCAGACTGCTGTGTACTTGAATCGGTTTGTTTTGTATTTTCTACAATGCTTGATCTAAACTGCGCCAAGATACTTGTAATATCTATGACTGTTGTGTTCTCAGTTACTGTGTAATAGACACCTTTTGACGCAGTAATTACATCTGCAATGTTTGTGTTTTCGGCAATGCTTTGCAAGAAGGCAGACTGTTGACTGCTAAAATCTGCGAGTGCTATGTTTTCTACGATAGATTGTAAAAAGGTAGACTGCTGAGTACTTGAATCTGCTGGGTTTGTGTTTTCTGCTATGGTTGCAGCAAATTGGGCGAGGATATTTCTTACGTCTGCTTGAGTTGTGTTCTCGGTTACTGCTGCTTGAAATTGCGCTAACATATTTATTACATCAGCTTGAGTTGAGGGTTCTGCAATAGACTGCAAGAACGCTGACTGTTGAGTGTTAAAGTCTGCCATGTTTGTATTTTCGGCTATTGCAACCAACACATTAAACAGAATTGAGAGTACATCCGCAACTTGTGTATCTTCCGTAATGGCTTGTAAAAACGCTGACTGCTGGGTGCTTAAATCCGCTATGCTTGATGTTTCAATAATGCTTTGCAAGAATGCAGACTGCTGTGTACTTGCATCATTAGCATTGGTATTTTCAAAAGTATAAAAAGCATACTTGGGCGTAATTGTTGCCAGCGTAGCAAACGGATATTTACTAAGTGGGTTTAGCCCAAACATATTAAGCCCACACCCTTATAGGGTTCTTTGGTTCAACAATAAAAGGTTTTAATGGTTCAATATCTTCATCATCCAATAACCGAATATTAACCCCGTAATTAGGAGGAGGATAGGGAATAGGCTCATAATCATCAGGAGTAGGAATTGGTGGTCTTTGATAAACTGTTCCAATGACCGAAATGTTTTGATAGTTTGGTGTCATGTATGATTCAGTTTTAACAACCTCTGTTGGGTTGCCATCTGCGTCAACCTCAAATTCAGTTGGGATGATTGTATAAAGAATCGGTAAAGATTGTGCTTCGTCTGTAAATGATAGGTATAAGTCTTGCATAATTAGCTTCCTGTAAGTGCTTGTAAATTTGCGCCAGTCATAGCAGTTGGGTAATAGGCTAGTTTTTTAATGTGACCATTTAACCATCCTTGAGAAGAAATATTATAGCCAATTACCATTTGTGTAGCAGTAGGAACTGCGTTATTTGTGCTAGATGAAACTGTTGCAACACCCAAAGCAGAACCTGTTAAAGATGAATTGCTATAAGTAAATGCTATTTTATTGGGTTGACCAACTCCATTTACTAATGAATTAGTTGTTAAAGAAATAGAACCGCCAGGACCTGCTGCTTGAGCTTGTGTAGCATTTAACTGTGCGATTAATCGCATGACTGATGAACTAGAAGCGTTACCTAAAACGAAAGCATCACAATATCCTGTTGAAGCGTAATAACCACCCTGTGCCTCAACATACCAAGTGCCTTGAGAGTTATTAAAGAATGTACTAAAGTTAGTTGCGGTAACTGTTGGATATTCGGCAGCTCTAGTTACTGATGCAGAGGTTGTTTTAATATAGGAAGTTAATGCTGAAGATGCACCAGCATTTTGCGTTAACTCTAATTGCGCACCCCAAGCATAAAATCCATTAAATCCGTTACCAGCAAATGCTGGTTGAATACTTGAAGTTAAAGATTGTGCTGCACAAATAATAAAGTTTGGTGATGTGCCATTTCCTGTAAATGTGTAACTACATCTATACCATCCATTACCTACTGGAATAATATTTGCAGTTCCATTTGTAGGAGTTCCTGCAATTCCATTTAATAAATCAAAATTGCATAAACTAGCAGAAATAGGGACTAATTGAGCAAACTGTTGTCCATAATATTTTAAATATACTGAAAATGTATAAATTGAGCCATTAGTTACAGCAGTTGCAGAACTATATAATTGATGAGTTACATTAGAAGTTGTAACAGTTAATAATTGCCCTGTTTGATTCCCATCAGGTGCTATTGTGGCAGATGCAGTAACTGGTAATGCTGGTTTACCCCAATACGCATTAGTAAAATCTTCAGAATAATTAAATAAATTCGTGCTACTACCTTCTACCAATAACCCTAAAGATTCCCCTGTAACTGGATTAAAGTCAAATCTAGGTGTGTTAATAGGTGCTGATTGTAATGTTGGAATAAAGTTATTGATTGCAGTTGTAGTGGTTTGATTGTAGGCAGTTGCGGTGCTTCTTTGCTCAAGTTGAAATCCATATAATAAAATTGTTTCTGTGCCTGTTGCAGTCCAATTAACTTGATACCCGTAAGACGATATTGTTGGTGGGAAAGTATTGTTAATTTGAATACTTGGATAAAATGAAGTTAAAGCAGTTGAAAATATTAACGCTACTCGATACCATGCAGTAGAGCCGACTTGAGTAATGGATGAACTGACATAAGTAAAACTTGCACCTGTTGTTGGAGTGCCTAAAGCGACTGAACCAGAAGTTAAATTAATCGGTAAAGCAATATAAGCTGATGAAGATGCAGATAAAGTTAATGTTGCGTAATTACTACCACCTGCTTGAACATAGGCTGTGCAAACATAATTAGTTGATGCTAATACTGTGACATTTGATGATGTGCTTAAAATATGCTGCCCAAGATTTGCAGAAGGTGCAATAGTCCATGCGTTATTAGTAGTTCCACTAGGATCAGTAGCATTTTGTGTTGGTGTTGCTACAGCATTTAATGACCAACTTGTTGTAAAGTTATTAGATTGAATAATTAAATTTTGCTCAGCCAATGCACTAGATTTTCCATCATAATAGACCGCAGCACCAGACCTTAGAAAAGTAATTCGATTATCTAAAGTTTGACCATTGGCAAAATCATTTAAAAATGTTGGTCTGCCATTAAAAAAGTTATTTGCTATTGCCATAATGATTTTCCATTGTGAATTACTACTGCTAAATAAATAATAATAAGAACTACTAATAAAATTGGAATTGTTAAACCAATGTAATAGCTTAAAACCCCTAATAGAACCGACTTAATTGCTAAGGCTATATCAACATTTAAGTATTTAAATACAAATGACATAACAGGATTCTGCTCATATCCACCATTTTTTAAGATAGTGCGAGTGGTATACCAATCTAAGAGTTGGAGAATAAAGAATGTAAGGGTAAGAATATAAATCACCAAGGAGTTCCATTCTTAATAACTGTGCGTTTTTTGTAGGCTTCAAGTTCTGCGTCTGCCTGTTCTTCCGTTTGCTCACCGACTAGGTTTTTAATCCATCCAATCACTTGTTCTTCAGTCAGCTTGTCGTAAGGTGTGCCACCATCAGCAGGCATAGGTAAGCCTGTATGCCCATTAATCTCAAATGAATCTGTGCCATTGTTGACTAAAACAGTAAAGTCTACTGCTCGAACAATCCCATTTTCGTCTGATACTAAGTTGTATGGTTTGTATGTGTATGTGTTCATATTAGTAAGATGGATACCATTTAGTTGTTGTTGCGTCATAAGTCATAATTAAGGCCTTACTTACTACTGCGGTTGATGCTAAAGCAATATTACCTGCTGTGGTAGTTGTAAATATTCCTGTTGGAATTAAAGTAATCTGACCACCACCCAAAGAAATAGGACTTGGTGCAGTAATCGTTGCAATAGGAGTTGTTCCCGAAATAAATACAATACTTGTTGTTGGTGCAATTGTCGTTGCTGATGCAATGGTTGGTGCGGATGCTGATACTGCGGTAATTCCTTTGACTACTAAACTTGATGCTGTTGAGCCTACTACGGCTGTTCCAATACCCAAAGAACCTGCAATATAATTACTTGCAGTTCCTGCTATATATAAATTAAATGTTCCTGATGCTAATGCAAGATTTGAATAAAGACCATAGTTATTGGTTGCACCAGTCATATTTGTTGCTACATGAAACCCAGCTTGGGTTGTTACTGTTGAACCCGAGCCAAATGTTCCTTGTTGTGCAATAAAATTGCTAAGTTGGGATAAGGTAAATGTTGTTGCTTGAGTGCCAAGACCTGTTCTGTAGCCATAATAAGCACTTGTAACTGCTGATTGCACAGTTTGAGTGTTATTAACACCATATTCAGTAGTTGAATCAACTTGACTATTTCCCCCAATGGTTACTTGAGAGCCTGCTAAAGATGTTGTTCCAATACCTAAACGACCTGCCATGTAATTGTCTGCAGTTCCACCCAAGTAAAGATTCCATGTACCTGATGCCGATGCTAAAGCACTAAAAACACCATATGTATTAGTTGAACCTGTTAATCCTGCACCAATATAAAAAGCCACATTGTTAGTTACTGTTGAGCCTGAGCCTACAGCAAAACCACCTGCTTGATAATGTCTAATATTTGAAGCGGTAAATGCAGTTGCTTGAGTAGAAATTGAAGTGTTAAATCCACAATATAAAGTTGTTACTGCCGACTGAACAACTTGTGAACTATTAACACCATATTCAGTTATTGAAGCAGTTTGACTATTACCACCGATTAATAACTGTTGAGCAGTAGATTGTGTGCCACCAAATGCACCTGTAGTAAACTGACCTGTTGATGCAGTTGTGCCACCAATAGCGCCTGGAGAAGCAAAGGTTGCTCCATTTAAACTAGAAGCATTTAAATTAGGCACATTGGTTGTACTTGCAATAGTAAATGGTGCAGTACCTGTTGCTAATGTGCTTGTTATAACTCCAGTTGCTGATACAGTAGTAAATGCACCTGTAGATGGGGTTACGCTACCAATTGCAGTATTGTCAATTGCACCACCCAAAACTTTAATAGCACTAGCATCTTGCCAAGCCATTGTGCCTAAATATTGATTTAATGGTACTTGATTCGGTGCAGTTCCCACATCAGTATTAATTACAAAATTTAGTTTGTAGTTAATTACATCTTGCCAAGCCATTGTGCCTAGATACTGATTCAGAGGTATTTGATTGGCTTGTGTACCTACATCAAACTGCGTTACTGATCTCTCGGCTAAATAGTCACACCATACGTTTGATGTGTTACCCACTAAATTAATCTGAGAAGTTGTGCCAGATGAGTTAGATAAAACTTGCGTCCTTGCTAAAGTATTAGGACTGCCCGCTGTAACAGTACCAATTCCTGCTTCCCATACGTTTGCTGTAGGATCATAAATTACGTAAGAAGTCGTACTCCCCGTACCAACACCCGTGACAAAAGACTGAAACCCTGCTATGGCACCGTTAAGGTTAAGCGTTCCTGTACCAGACGTGCTGGTAGTCTCTTGCACACGGTTAGCAATTGTGTACGGCATTATTCAGCCTTATGAAGTAGAAGTAGTCGAGTATGTAACGCTAACTGTATCGCCCGCTGTGGTGGTTTTGGCAACTGCAAAATTACCTTCTGAATATAATGTACCTGCTGTTGAGCTTTGGGTATTGACCGCACCTGATCCAGTAACTAAGAAACATCCATAAACCGTACCACCTGCGCCTGTAATAGTGTAGGTAATAGAAGTTGCTGTAGAAGTTGTTACGTTACTTGGTGTGGTTCCTGTGGATGTAGAAGCAGCAAATACTGCTGTACCACGAACTGCTGAACCTCCGACTGTGTAGTTAGTAAACTCGGCAGCATTAGTCGTGACTAGAGTGGTCATTGTATCGGTGGCAGCAGGTGTCAAACTCACCTTAGTCAAACCTAAGAATGGGCCAACTACTGTGTAAGCAGAGCCTCTTAACAAGGTATCCAACATTAACTGTTTACCGCCTTGTACCACTAAGTTAGGGAAAGTCTCTTCAGATTTGATGTTACCTAATGCGTCACGGTGAACTACATGATAATAACCACCTATCATCATTCCTTCGGGGACCGTTGCATTGGCTTGTAATGTAGCAACAGCGTAATCTCCGCTACCTGTAAATTCGTTTGTCATGCTAACTCCTAATTAAGAATAAGAACAGCCGTAGTAGACGTTGCTGTTGGAAAGGTTATTGTAAAATTACTTGATGTCTTATCTGATCCAAAATCTAATACACATACTGCCGCGCCAGTTGTACCATTATAAATCAAAGCACCTCTAGCAGTAAAGCCAGAGCCACTCCAAGTTACATTTTGAAACGATACATACGCCGCGCCATTATCACTTGCTGGCACAATGTTAGTTAAGGTTTTTCCCCCTGCCGTGTACCCAGCTCCAGTAACTTCACCGGAAGTAGTATAAGCAAGAGTTGTAGCGTCCAAATTAGCCAAAGATGTATAAAGTGCAATTTTATAGGTTCCACTTGTGAAGTTCTCCAAACCATTTAAAAGGTTTTGTTTAAAGATTGTGCATTGCCCTTGGCTTATCATATAACCCCGCCTTTAGGAGCTACATTTAATTTAAGCTGCCCATCACGGTAACTATCACCACGCTCTAATGCATCACACAATCTACGTAATTCATTTAATGCTTCATCGTATTTAGCCTTATACATCGTAGCAATCTCGGCTTCTGCCTTCATAAATATAGTAGCTTCTAATAAAGCACCATAAAACAGTACTGGGTCATAGTTATCACCTAGCCAAGACTCACCAGCAATAACAATTGATGGTGGGTAGTAAAAGTAATGCATCTCTACGGCATAGTTTTGATCTGGTGTTGGGCCAAGAATATAAGACAAGGCGTAGTTATTACTTAACTGCGTACCAAACAAAGCGTAGTATTTAGGTAGACCGGTAGATGTTGGGCCAGGGTATGCTTCACGAATATAACTTACATCTTTGTTTAGGATATAACTGTAGTTTCCAGAGCCGTCAATTACTGCAATTGAGTAAGCGGAGAGCCAGTCGGTCGGTAAAGAAAGGTATTGATTATTCGCAGTTAAACTACCTGTAACATTTTTCCGTAAAGCCGGTATGTTAATTGCGTTATAAATCCGTGTTTCTGCTTGTGTAATAAAAGTATTAACTTGGGTGTTGCTTAGTGTGGTTACAGTTGTTACACCATCCGTACCAGTAAAGGTAGTGCTTGGAAACTCATTCTCACAATATGTTTTGATAGTATTGAATAAAGTTGAATAGTTCATACCCTATTCCCTTTCCTAGAATTTTCTTTGCCACGCATAGGTTGCAAATTATTGGGTACATGTAAGCCAGAAACTAATTCTCCTTGCAATGGAATAATATGGTCTACATGCCAAGGCTCATTATTTTCACGGGTAAGCATAGCAGCAATAGAATAAAATCCACTCATAACTTTAAAATCTTGTTCTGTTAGCCACTTAGGAGTCCGAAATATTTTAGACGCTTGATATTTTCTGGTTTTTGCATTTAATTTCCCAGTGTTTTTAACATCCCAGCGCTTCCTTAATTCCCGCATTCTTTCTATATTGTTTGACTTCCAATCTACTAATCTATTTTTTATTTCTTCTTTATTTTTTTCGGCGTAAGCGACCTTATAAAGCTTAACTTTTTCTTTGTTAGCTTCATTCCACGCTTTATTTTTTTCATAGCGTCTTGGGTCGTTGGGGTCTTTATACGGCATACTATTAGGCTAACGGACCTCTAGAAGTAAACCCTTTAACAGCAGCGCCTTTACCACGTTGAGCAACGCCTTCTGTTTTCATATCAGAATAATCAAATGCACCACCACCTAAATCTTTAGTATTTAAGTCAGTACCTTTGGGACTGTGCGGCTCGGCATATTTACTTGCTTGACCAACTTCTTTACCCATTAATTTTTCACTGAATTTAGCCATGATTATTTTCCAAATTGGTTTTTAAGTTTAGCCATATTGCGGCCCATAGACTTTAAGTCATCGTTAGTCTTACCGCCGGCAGCCATCTTCTTAACTTTACCGCCTTTTTTTAATTTAGACAAGTCAGTACCCTTACCGCCTTTGTGTTCTTGCTTATCATGCATCTTAAATGCTTTTTTAACAATCGCTTTATCTTGTTTAATATCTTCTTTCATACTTTCCATTTTAGCCATTTTTAGCTCCTTAATTAATAGTTACACTATTAGTAACACATACTGATTTTAACGCATTTGGCGTTTCATTGAAATCATATTTCATCCCCACTGGATTCCAGCCCCACTGAATCTGTCTACTACCTCCGCTAGGAAACCCATTAACATCATAGCCTGACTGATAATAACTATTATCTCTTCTTGGTTCGCGTACAGCCTGTGGGTCATTAACTGGATACATACCAAGTTGAAGTTGTGGATGATCCATATTCCAACATTCATTACAAGCCTTAATGCTAACATTTTTGGTCTTTATTGTCAGTTTTTTTAACTGCTTTAACTTATACCGAAAACCACAAATATCACATTCGGCAATAGCAAACTTGCCAGAGGAGAACATCGTAGTCATTATCCATTACCTAAATAAGTCATTCTTGGAATAAACCTAATCGGCGCTTTCTCTCTATCTTCTTCAGAGGCAAATTGAAACTGTTGTTCGTATTCAGCCTTTAATCCCATTATGCGATTAGGATCCATATTAGGAAGCTTCATAGACAAATAATAAGCTAGGCCAGCAACCATACATAGCAACCAACGGAACGGAATATCTTGCGTATTCACCGCATTGCCAGCATCTTGAATACGGCGAAGTCTCCAGTAAACAAAATTATAATACGGGTTCTGCGCAGTGCCTTGATCTGGTGTTGGCCAAACTACTACTTGAGGATTTCTATCTGGTGTAGCGCCCGTAGGATATGATGCGCCGCTCTGTCTGTTAATCCAAACTTGGATTGGTCTGCCCTGTGCTAATTTATTAGGGATTGTAGAGTAGGTAGATATACTGATGCGACTGATGGTGATATCCGTCTGGTTATTCTGCTGACCTTGATTAGTGCGAATCTGGTGCTCAAGTAAATCAATTGTGTCCGTAGGAAGGTCGTAAGTATTAGTGCCCTGCACCATTGGAATAGTGCCTTGTTCAATAGTCCAAAGATTAATTCCACGATTTGCCCATTCAATAGTTAGTAAATTTAAAGATCTTCTCGCTGTACGTACATCATACCCAGTGCGCACTTCTTGACCGCATCTTTCAAAGGCCTCTTCAACAAGCTCTGAAAAATCTAAATTAAACGCACTAGTACCGGTAGTTGTCATTTTTTGAGGACTCTAAAATTATTCTTACAATTAGTAAATTAATAACAAATAAATCGTAATTTTCTTCTTCTACTATTTCAAAGCCTAAAGCAACGCCAGTAATAAACTCAAAGAATAGGCCTATTTCTTTCACTTTTTAGCCGTTTTTGCTGAATTAATGAAATCTTGTTTACTTGGTGCGTCTTTACTTCCTGGCTTACGCATTTTTTCTTTCGACCCAGCAGCAATACGAGCCTGCTTTTTATGGATGTTTTCATATAAACCACCATTTTTAAGCAATACCGCAGACTCACTTGTCTTTGGTATTTTCTTAGGATTTACTGCTCCCATACCACGACTAGATTTCATTTTTTTGCCTTAGACATTCCGCCACCACACATCTTAGCAACCATCTCATGATTCAATTGATGACCTGCTGCATGGTCTTTAAAGAACTCATGGTGTGGTCTATGACCAGCTTGATGAGCCTTATTCATATTTTCATGCATGTCATGTTTAACTACAGACTGTTCAGTCATTACTGGTGCGTGATCTATTTTCATCATTCTCTCCTTAGCAAACTTTGCCTTTAGTTTTGCCTTTTACTTCAATGCCACCACCTTTAGCAAAACTCATATTTTTTACTTTACCCATTTTGGCAGACCCAATAGATTGCTCTTTAGGGGCACCTTTTTTGGCACTCATTGTATCTTTAACTTTTTCCATCTTTGCTGGCATCATTCGTGCTTCAGCTTTTCCGCCTTTTTTCATACCTAACATTCCCATAGATTTAGATTCAGGCATAATGCCCGGTTTAGAAATACCTTTCGGTAATTGTTTGTCCATCTGTTGCTTAATCTTTGCGCCTACACTAGCCATACCGCCTCCTTTAAATAAAGCCATACTACCATGATCTGTTTTCTTTTTGTTAATCTCTTGCCTATCAGAGCGACCACCCTCAGCAAACTTTTTACCTTTGTCAGCCTGTGCAAAATCTGCACCTACCGATTGTGGAACACCGACTTTTTTAGCAAAACTCTTACTATGAGCTACTACTTCCATAAAGTTATGTTGTTTTTTGCTTGTGCTTGGCATGTTATTTACTTAAAAAACCTTGAAACAAGTTTGCTAATAAAGCTCCAACCAATCCAAACGCACCGCCTACCATCATTAATGTTCGCCATCCACCATGCGCTGTTGCTAATGTCTTTTCAATAGCCTGCAATGATTTTTTCATCTCCATCATTTCAACTATCATTTTATCCATATCGCTTTGTAAATGCGCTATGTCATTAGCATGGGTAGCTAGCTCTCTAGCAGTTTCTATTGGGTCCATATTACTCATATCAGCATTTCCATCGTTTTAAACTAGCGGCTTTCCTAGTGGGCTTGCCATTTTCATCTTTCATCGGGCCTGGCATACCACTCATCCTAGCGCAGAAAGACTTCTTACGAGGCCCTCCTTCTGGTTGAGGGGCTTTTAAATTCGAGCCAGTCGCTGCGTTATACTTTGCCCGACCCCTAGCAGTAAGTCCAGCCCCTTTAGAAACCGGGAGTTTTTCGCCTCTTCCAATTGCAAGTGAGGGGGTTTTCTTCTTAGTAGCCACATCGTTCACCTATATTAAAAAGGAATATAACTTTTAACTAATTTACCAGCAATAATTACGCCAGCAGCCACTGTAGTTGCCGTACTGGTTACTAACTGCCACTGAATATCTGTTTTTTCTGCGTATAAAAATGGCGTAGTTGCTCTATTTGCTGTATAGATAGAAACAAATGGTTGTTGTAAAACAGCTAACTTAACGCCAGTTGTATTATTAATTGCCTGTACTGAGTAAGTAACAATATTAGAGGATGTATAACTGTTTGAAGTATTAACTTCTGCCAAGTCTAAATAGAATGAATACCCTGCTGGCACAGTATAGATAGACATTTGCGTCTTTCCTATACCAACATTAATCTGCGCAACAATATTTGAAGACTGCTTTAGAGTAATGGTGCCAACGTTAGTATTTTGACTTGTTCCAGGTGAGGTCATAATCATGTTATTAACACGATAATAACTATTTACTGTAGTGACGTTTGTTGTGCCATTTAAAGCTAAAGTTTCTGAAATAGGATTAAAACTAGAATCTAAACCACTAATTAAAACCTTTGCCAATGTATCATCAGATGTTGATGAGCTCACTAATGTTAGCGTTGATGCAGATGTAATATAGGTATATGCTGTTGCATTTTCCCATACAGGTATCTTTGTATTCCCTACTGCGGATTGATAGCCAAATAAACTTAATACGCTATGCCCAGAAATTTGCCCACGAGCCACTTGTAAATCAAATGGTTCATTCTTAGCCTTTACTGTAGCCGATGAAATAACTCCTAATGTTGCCATAATTAATCTCCTAAGATTTTTAAAAGGGAACCGAAGTTCCCCAGATTAATTACTCTAAGTTACCGTATGGGTAAGTTGTTAGCGTACCAATAGAGCCATCTAACTGTGTGTATCTTAATGTGAAATAGAACAATCCAGCAGTTACAGTAGTCATACTTGTACCGACCAAAGCGATTGTAAATACCAATTGAGACATTTTTGATGCATTAGGCCCTGTGCCTCCAGTTGGACTTACCAAAATATCAGCGGTTGTTGCTGCTTGGTTAGCTAATTGAGTTGCAGTAAATGTTGAGATAGATTGACGACCTACTGCTGGGCTTGTTAAAACTGCTGTGCCTGCATATGCTGCGGTACCTGCTGCTGCTGTATAGTTGTTAGATACTAAAATCTGTGTTGAAGTTAAAGTGCCGGCAGCGACTGCTGGAACTACACCGATGTCAATAAATACATCATTGATTGCTGAACCATATGGTAAATACATTACTGCGCCACGATAGATATTTGTTGCTGAGTCAGCTGGAATTGTCTGTACTACTGATGGATATACAGATGAAGATGGTGTATAAACAGTCGCATTTACGTTTGGAATGCCATTACCGTTTACAAATTTACCAGATGCTCCACCATAGTTCACTGCACCGTTAGTTGTTACTGATAAATCCATATCAGCTTCTTGAACTAAGTCGGTATAGCCTACGTTACGTAATGGACCGAAGCGTGAATCACCGGCTAGAATTGGACCTTCAAAGGTTGCGCGTGACATATTAATTTCCTTATGCAAAAGAACTTATACCAATCGTTGCATCGTCTGCTGGGGCAGTGGCGGTATAAGCAATCACCCAGTTACACATAGTATACAACATTATTAATAAATGTTATATATAAAAAATAAAAACCCCGCCTTGTGAGCAGGGTTTTTTGGGTTAGCTTATTCGATTAGAATGAACCTGAAGAACCCCAGACGCCTAGTGGATCTGATACACCAAAGGAATATCTCTCACGAGATTTGTAACGAACGTTACCTGTATCGAAATCACCGTCCATAGAATTCTGGAGTGGTGTACGTACAAAGTGCTTGAGTCCGTTAGGAACATCAGTTAACAAGAACCATGCATTAACGTCAGTCAAGAAGTGGTTAACTGTGTAACCTTCTGGGATCGTGCCGTTGTTGTTGATCGCACTGATATCATTGTTGTTTGTACCAACACGTAACTTAGTATCAAGCAAACGAGTAGCAACGAACATCAATGCTGGTGGCACAACTAACTTGCGTGGCTTAGCAGCAATTAACAACTGACGCTCATCTGTCCATGCGGCAATCTGAATAACAGCGGCTTCCAAAGAAGTTTCATTCAAATCTACGCCTGTAGACGGAGTGTTAGAGTTAGTACCGCCACCAACTAGTGGGTGAGCTGTTGAAAATAAAGGCTGACCATCACCATATAAATAACTTGAGCTGAAACCGTTATTTAATACAGATGCGCCTTTAACTTGCTTGGTATAAGCCATACCACGAGCTAATGCTTTAGTATAACGAGCAGATAATGAATCATACAAGTTATCTTCAATTGCTTCTTCAGTAATTGCAAAACCTAAAGCGATAGTTTCGTGTGAGTAACGAGTTGTCCAAGCCTCTTGCGCTGTATCATAAGCAATAGCAGCACCTTCAGATTTAACTGGAGCAGCAGAGAATCCAGACAATTTTGTTTCTTCTTCAAAAGAACGCTCAGAACTTTCAACTTCATAAAGCTCTTTGTGCTCTTCACCATAACGTGCATACTCAAGACCAAACAAGGCATTGAGACCGGGTAATAGCTCTTTTAGGAGCTGTGAACGTGAAATAGCCATTTTTTAGCTCCTTAGTTTGTTGTGCCAGATGCTTGATAATACATGTGTACGCCAAAATTTAATTTAACGATACAGTCTGTATAAGCATCACCAGGGTTAGACGGGAAATTACCGCCAAATGTTGAGTTGTTATTTACAAGATCAACGATACGGCAAGCTAAAGCGCCGGTATTAGCTGCACTAGAAGCAAGAGCAACGACTGAGTTACCAGTAGTTGTATTACCTGTTGCAGAACTTGTACCGCCAGTAAAGTTTGCTAATGCAATTGTTTTCCCAATGGCAGTTGCTGGGATGGAACCCAAAGACTGAACTTGGAACAATGCATCTGGATCATCCATTACACGAATAAAGATATTTGTGTAGCCAGAAGTAACAGCGTTAGCTGGTAAATACTGAGCATATAAAGGATAGCCAAGTTGTTGACCTGCTAATTGATAACGTACACCTACGCAAACACCGACTAAACCAACAGAAGATGTTGTAGGGGTTGATGTTACCACTGTTGGCTGACCAGCAGAAGCTGCGCCAATTTGAACCAAGTCACCGTTAAAGATGGCCGCTGTGTTATTAACAGTTAGTGGAATCTCACGAATCACACCGCCGTTAAAAACTTGACCACCGATAAGGTTAATTGGCTTTAATCCATAAGGACCTGATACTGTTGCCATTTTAAACCTCCAAAATTAATTTATTTACCACCAAAAGTAACCCTTGTTTCTCTATCTTTAAACATAGGCATACGCGGGTCGTTCTCTTTCATATAGGTACTATCTACAGATTCCATTTGTGAATCTGCTACTCTTTCGTAATACTTTGCTCTTTGTTCCATCATTTCTTTTGGAGCTTTGCATAAAACTAAGCCACCAATTTCAATCGACCCCTTAAACTGACCATCCAAGGACGCGTGGGACATTAGCTCTGGGTAGTCTTCTGCCTTTACAGGTTCATAACCTTCCCTACGGCTCTTGGAGATATTCATTGGATCAGCTGCTCCCATTAAGGAAGTTCTGCACCATCTATGGACCCAACCTTCTCTCGGTGCTGGACTTGGCAGTGTTTCAGGTGGCGCCCACATATTTACAGGGCGGGTATCTTTTTCACGAGTCTCAGTATCACGATTTAATTTAATTGTTCCAGTAGTCATTATCTATCTCCATTTTGTTCAGCAACCTTGCGGGCGTAAAGTTCAAGTGGTACACCTAGTCTTTTAGCAATTTGTACTTGCGTAGTAGTTAGTTGTATCTTTTTTGGTGCGGCGGAACGTGTAGCAGGTGCTACAACATTTGCGGCTGGTTTGGCTCTCGGTTTTTCACGAGGTTCAGATGGTTCGCTCCCGAAATAATCGGGGAATCTTTTCTGTATTGTAGCACTAATTTTTTCATAATACTCATCCGTGCCAATATATTTTTCGCCAAACTCTCTGGCAAGTCGATTATGAACCGTTAAAGCTAGGCTAGTCATTTCCTCTTCTTCTGGCTTTTCACCACCATACCAAGGGTTATTTTCTACCCAACCTTCTAGTTTTGAATCTTGTACTTTGGCTTTTGGAATCTCATATTTTTTTTCTTGGATTTCAATTGGGCGCAAATTAGCAACTTGATTTAACCTATATGTTGCCTCGTTCATTCTCTGTTGGGCATCTACCAAAGCATCGCTATCTCCAGACTCATAAGCATCTTTGTATGCTTTTTTAGCAGCTGCAACTTCTATTTCAGCGCTAGATTTGCCTTGATCAATAAACATCTTGCTTCCCTCATGCAACTGAGACTGCAAACGTTTGTTTTCTTCTACGGCAAGCTGGGCAACTCGCAAAGCTTCTTCACGCATACGAATAGCTTCTTCTTTTGCGCGTCTTTCGTCATGGTATCCACGGCCTAATTTCTTAATCCGTTTTTGTACCTTTTCATCATAGGCTTCCAACTCGTCATCGGTAACTTCTTCTACCGGTTCCTTCATTGGCTTACGACCCTTATCCTCTATGGGTGTATCGTCTACAATTTCAATGTCAAATGCCGGTAAATCTGCCGGTTCGTTTACTACATCATTTGTCTCATCTGGAAATGTGTATGTACCATACTCCTCTTTTACGGGGACTGGTTTCCCATTTTCAAACGTAACTGTTCCAAATTCTTCTGTTGCCATTTAATTCTCCTTAAGCTCGTGAAATTCCACGGGGATCTTCTACTGTTGCCTCAACAGAGTCATCATTTATCACCCTAAATTCTTGTCCATGAATCTTTACTCTGGAACCCGAATTAGGTCTAATTAAAACAAAATCACCTACTTTGCAAAGCGGTCCACTCGGGAACCTGTCTTTATCTACATATGCGTCCGGGCCTATTGCCATAACAAATAAAACCGGAGTTAGTACTTCTTCATAATGCATTGTGGTATCTGCTTTTAAAATACCGCTTTCAAACTCTTTTTCTGCTTCTGGTACCATGCACAAGATGTGGTATCCTGCTGGCTTAGGAAGTTGTGTTGCTTTCTTTTCTGGCTCTTTAGGTAGTGTAGATACATTACCCATTGCGTCACTAATTAATAACTCACTCATCATCGTCCTTTAGTTTTTGCTCGCGGTCTTTAATCAAATCAATAGCAAGGGCAAGACCCCGGATAACCCCTGCTACTTGTTTATATTCCTCAAAAGAGGTGCAATTGCCTACGGCAATGAATGCTGATTTTACTTCTATTTGCTTCTGTAATT